ATAGTAAAAATACAGCATTGAATGAAGTATTGAACAATACCAATCCATTAGGAAAAAGTCAACAAGATGAGTATCCTTCATTGGGTGGTGGAGTATTAGGTTCAAACAATATGGCAGAAGTATTGGGTTATGGAGATTTAGGTAAGGGACAAAATAAAGAAATGGCAAGAGAAGTTGCGGCAGTAGACACCATTAAGAAAGCAGGTGTTTCAGTAGACCAAGTTCCAGCAGGTGTTCAAGACGCTTTAACTCGTGATTACTCTGGACTAATGAAAGCAATTAACAAAAAGAAAAGGGGTGAGGACAACTTTAGACCTTAAGAATAAATGAGTGTAAGAGAAATAGATAGAAATGATAATGTATATATTGGATTAGAATTTCCATTAGACCACAATCTAACAGGATTTTTTAGACAATCCAAGACTATACCACAACAGGTAAAATCTAACATTAAAAACTTACTATTGACATCAAAGGGTGAAAGAGTATTTCAACCAGATTTTGGTTGTGACTTAAGAGATTTGTTGTTTGAACAAATAAATAGTGAAACTTTAGATGGAGTTGATAATAGCATTAGAATTGCTTTGGATACTTGGTTACCTTATGTTAATATAAATGATTTAATAATCGTTCAAGATGAATCCAATCCAAATGAGATAACGATAACACTTGAATACTCAACAACACTTCAACCAGACGCACTTGATAATATAACCTTTAACTTGGTTGTAGGAGAATAAAATGGCTACTAATGTAGATTATAATACAAATAAAAAAATAGTAAAAAAAGATGTAAGTTATCTCGGTAGAGACTTTTCATCAGTAAGAGAAAACTTATTAGAGTTTGCGAAGACTTACTTCCCAAATACACATAATGACTTCAATGAATCATCACCAGGTATGATGTTTATCGAAATGGCAGCGTATGTCGGTGATGTATTGAATTACTATGTTGACAATCAATTTAAAGAAACACTAATAGAATATGCAGAAGAAAGAAAAAACATTTTTGATATTGCACAATCATTAGGATATAAACCAGCATTGGCAATACCGGCAATCGTAGAATTAGAAGTTTCACAAATAGTTCCAGCAAAGTCTGATGGTAGTGGTGGATTTGAACCTAATTTAGATTATGCCGGAGTAGTTTCTGGTAATTCAATAATTAGTTCAGACACCGGTGTGGACTTCACTATATTGGATGATGTTAATTTTAAAGTAAAAAGTGCATTAGACGATAGGACTGATACAATTCAAGTCCCCCCATCAGGAACTACCCCAACACAATTTAGATTAACTAAAAAAGTTTTAGCAAAATCGGGAGATACCATAACAGAAACATTTACATTTGGAACTGCTAAAAAGTTTGATAAGATTACATTATCAAATCAAAATGTAACTGAAATTGTATCCATTACTGATAGTAATAGTAATAAGTTTTATCAGGTTCCTTTTTTAGCACAAGATACAGTATTTGAATCAATAGAAAACACTAGCTTAAATGACCCGACATATTCTTCTTCACAACCCGATACACCTTATATGTTACGATTAATTAAAACAGCAAGAAGATTTACAACTTATGTTCGTGAAGATAATAAAATGGAAGTAAGATTTGGTTCAGGTGTTAGTGATAATCCAGATGAAGTAATTGTTCCAAACCCAGATAATGTTGGTTCAGCATTAGGATTTGGAGTAACACATTTGGATACTGCATTTGACCCAACCAATTTTATGAAAACAAGAACCTTTGGTTTAGCACCAAGCAACACAACACTTACCATTACATATCGTTATGGTGGAGCAGTGGAGCATAATGTTAGAAGTAATTCAATTACTTTTCCAAAGAGTATAACTTTTGCAATTCAAGAGGACGGATTAACCACATCATTAGTTCAAACATCAAAGGATAGTTTGACTTTTACAAATCCAACTGCAGCATCAGGTGGAGCAAGTGAAGAAACACTAACTGAAATAAAACAAAATGCATCCGCATATTTCAACGCACAAAACAGAGCAGTAACACAAGCAGACTACATAACAAGAGTTTATTCATTACCACAAAAATATGGAAACATAGCAAAAGCATATGTTGTTCAAGATAAACAACTACAAATAAATAATGACAATGAGGAAGAGATTGATAATCCTTTGGCATTGAATATGTATTTACTTGGTTATGATAATAACAAATACTTAACACAATTAAATGAAGCCGTAAAACAAAATTTAAAAATGTACTTATCACAATACAGAATGGTTACTGACGCAGTAAATTTAAAAAATGCATACATCATTAACTTCGGAATTAAGTTTGGAATCATAACACAACGAGGATATAATCAAAATGAGGTATTGTTTAAATGTATTCAAAGAGTTAGAAATCATTTCAATATAGATAAATGGCAAATTAATCAACCAATTATATTGAGTGATATTGCTTATCAGGTTTCATTAGTAGAGGGTGTAGCGAGTGTAGTTCCACCAGACGGAAACGAGCCTGGAAATCCATTGATAGTTGTTGAAAACAAAGCGACAACATCAAGTGGATATAGTGGAAATGTTTACGATATAGGTCAAGCAACCAGAGATGGAATAGTTTATCCTTCAAAAGACCCAAGTATTTTTGAATTAAAATATCCAACCACCGACATTGTTGGTAGAGTATTAGGAGAGATATAATGCATTATTTTGAATTTGGAAAAAGAGACGCAACAATCTATTCAGGTGGGACAACAAGTTCTATCAATACTGGTCTTGATGAAATATTAGAAATTAACAAAGAGGTTAATCAAAGTGGTACTGTGGCAAACATATCAAGAATATTAATTGATTTTGATTACTCTTATGTGTCACAATCAATACAAGACGGAAAGATACCTTCCACTGCAAAATATTATTTAAATTTATATGACGCAACATCAGAAGAAGTTGAAGCAGAACAAAGTGTATTTGCTTATATGGTTAGTGGTAGTAATTGGAAACAAGGAACAGGAAAACTTGACCACGACCCAGTAACTTCAGACGGAGTAAGTTTTCAATACAGAGACCACGAACAAAAAACACCTTGGGTTTCTACATCAGTATTGACTGACGGAGGAACTTGGTTTACAGCAAGTATGGATGGACAATACGAAGTTAGTTCATCATATGGATTAACTTTTGATAAAAAAGATTTAAGAATAGATGTAACTGACCTAGTTAGTAATCATATTTATTCATCATCTAAATATCCAAATAGAGGATTTATTTTAAAGAGGGAATCAATACTTCCAACTGACGATACATTTTCATTTAATTCAGGAAGTGATACCACAAAAGACGAAGCGAGTTCAGATAGATTAGGAAATCTAAAATACTTTTCAAGAGAAACACATACAATCTATCCACCCAAGTTAGAAGTTGAGTGGGATGATTCAAGTTGGAATACAGGTTCTGCTTCTGCACCTTTAACAAAATTAAGTTCAACAGACTTAGAACGACTAAAAGTTTATTTTAAAAATTTAAGAACAGAATACAAAGAAGGTTCTATTGTTAAATTAAGAGTAGTTGGTAGAGAATTATATCCAACAACAGCTTTTGCAACAACACCTGCAGAATTAGATATAAAAGTTTTACCAAGTGCTTCTGCTTTCTACTCAGTTAAAGACGCAAGCACAGAAGAAGTAATCGTTCCATTTGGAACAGGTTCTAAGATTAGTTGTGATTCGACAGGTAATTATTTCAATCTATGGATGAACGGATTACAAGCAGAAAGAAATTATCGTTTTTGTGTTAAGGTCGTTAGTGGTAGTGGAACACTCGATGAACAAATAAATTACTACGATGATAATTATGAATTTAGGGTAGTGAGATAATGCCATTCAAATCAGCACAAGAGGCGATAGAAAAAACAGACTCAGAACATTTTAAAAAATTTAGAGAACTTGAACGAGAAAGAATCAGAAAACAAATTCTTGAAAAAAGAACTGATTACCTAACCAATCCAAAATTCAATACAAGTCTTACACGAGACAATCGTGGATTCATATTATCATTTGAAGACCCAGAAGCTTTTGGTAAAGGTATAATTGTAGATGTACTAGAACCAGAGTATGAACAAGTTACATTTGATATCAAAGAACAATATTTCAACAATAGATACTTAGACAAAATAAACAGAACCTTTGAAGACTTTAAGGACGAATAATGCCTAAATACGGATTTACAGAAAGAGAGTTATCAACTTACTTCAAACCCAACCAAACAAACATTTCAACATTTGGTAGAGTATTTGATTTTAATAACTTTGAACAGAACCCAACTGGAATATATCTTGGACAAAAAGATTATGTTAAATTGTGCGTTTATGACATTGAAACAAATGGGATTATAAATGAAACAACTTTACGAGTTAGAGATTTAAGTCCAGACTTTGATTTAAAATATTTAAAGTTAAATATCGGAAAACACCTAAGAGATTTGGGAATCAATGATGGTGATTATAGAGTTCTATACAAATTCTTAAGAAAGATTGCCGGAGACGATAGTCAATTTTTCACATATGAAAAAATAGATGAAGATACAAGTGAGACTTACGATGGTCCTTATGAATTAGGACCAGTTGGTAGTGAGTACGAGGGAAGATTTTTTAAACTCATTGACGATGTTGTTGATTTAGAACAAGAAATATTCATACAACAATTTACATACACATTAGACAGAACCAATACTAAAGGTGATGAAGTAATATTGCGACCTAACGAGAATGCAGGTAATGAAGTTTACAGAAATAATTTAAGAAATCTTGATTTAAGTGTAGTGGTAGTTCCGAATTACAATCTATCATCTCCAAACAAATCAATTAAATTTAGTGGTAATAGTTTTCAAGACTTAACATTAATTAATGAAGGAACTTCTGAAGAAGGTGCTGACTTCCAATTCCAAAAAGTAATGGAAGGTTCAACAATTGTTTTTGAAAACTTTATAAGAGCATGGGTTCCTAAGCACAGACAATTTAGAGTTGACCTAACAACCACAGGTGGAGATGATGTTAGTACCCATACTCACAATAGCGGAACGGAAAAATCAGGACGACGTGAAATTCACCCAGTATCAAATACGGAATTCCCACTTGAAGTGTTTACTGGTAATGAATACGGTAGAATGACAAAGGAGACACTACACGATGTGGGACTTCAAGGATATTCAGATATCACAAATTACTATTTACAACCAAAACCTAGATTAAATTCATCAAATACAGATTTATTCAATGGAGATAATTTACCAAAAGATTGGTGGTTAGCAACAGGTACACCAGCAGTGAGGAGACACGAACACTCTGGGGCTTTTGCTAAACATCATATGATGTGGGATACTTCTGCAGACCCAATGTATCCAGTATATACTTATGATGGTAGTAATGATGAAGTAAATATTGACTGGGATAAATCTAATCCGGCTTCACCAAGACCAAAAGACTTTGGAACACATTACACAATCAATGAACATCTCATTGAAGTATACTTTGATTTAGAAGTAAAGATTGATGAAGTATTGGGTAAAGATAAAATTAAAGTTTCACACAAACTAAAAGATGAATATAAAAAATTAAGAAGAAATGGTTATTTTGTAGATAGTATTGGTGACATTAGTCCGAGTGACCATACTGTTAATAGTGCATTTAAGTTTGAGGATGTGAACTTTGAAAACATCAAATGGACTGACTTTCACATTAGATTAGATTTAAATAGAGTAGAGAGATTTAAAACTTATCTACAATACAATAATGATTACTATTTAATTACGAATTCTGGATACGATAACAATACATTAAAATTAAAATTAAATCAACCACTACTTCCAGAACTAATAGATGTTGAAGGAAATAATATTGTTGATGGGTTTACAATTGTAGAGGAAATCCTACCAGACTATGAAGATAACATTTCACTAATTCCAAAAGTTAGAGTTGATAATACATTTTTATTTCCAGCAGATTTTGATAATTCACAAAGTCCAATAGACAGAACAACTACTGATTATAAATCACAGAACAACTTATTAAGTGATAACGATGAATTGAATAGAAAACTTGAAAGACAATTAGTTTCAGGAAGTTTACTGAGTGTCCAACCAAATATTGATTATCAAAAAACTACAACCGATTTATCATCAGAAAATGATGACACAGGTTTTGGAAACTTTGTTCACTTTTCAAGTGTAGAAAGAAGACTTCGTAACTTTAAAAAGAAATTAGAACTGATTGAAGAACATACTGCAACAAGTCATTCACTTGAAAGTATTACAGGTGCGACAACAAGAATTCAAGAAATAGAAAGAAAGAGACAACGAGTTAAAAATTCATTTGACCCATATGAAAACTTTTTATATTACGAGAGTTCAAGTTTTTCAAGTGGTTCTGAAGGAATGTTTCACGATACAAGTTGGCCGAAAGAAACATCAACTTCACCATACACATTAAATCATACATCAGGTTCAACAACTTGGTTTAACAATATGGTATCAAGTGCTTCTTCATATGACTTTAATAATATGAATTCACTAAGAAACTCACTACCAGAACACATTTATGCAGATACACAAAACAATGTGTTCTTAGAATTTATGGATATGGTAGGACAACAATTTGACGAAGTGTGGACTTACACAAAACACTTTACTGATATTAATAAGCGAGTGAGTAGTTTATCAGAAGGTATTTCAAAAGATGTAGCAAGACATTATGCAAAAGAACTTGGATTAGATTTATCAAGTGGTAATAATTTATTAGACTTACCAGAATATCTATTCGGACAAAGTGGTAGTGGAGCTACCTTATATGAATCTGGTCAAGAACAGGTTACAGAAGAAATATGGAAAAGGTTGTTAGGAAACTTACCTTTCTTTATCAAAACAAAAGGAACGGAAAGAGCATTAAAAGGAATATTAAATTGTTACGGAATACCGAGTTCAATACTACGAGTTAGAGAATATGGTGGACCAGACAAAGGAACACGAGTAAGTTATGAGATTAAACGAAAATTTACAAGAGCATTAGATTTTAAGTCAGGGCAATATATAAAGTCAGTTTGGAAAGCACATACAGACGGATTAATTCCCGACACTTTAGAATTAAGATTTAGAAGTCCAAAGTCTCAGGACCAAGTTTTATTACAAAAGGATTCGGACTTTGCTATATCACTAAAAGATAATGGAGCAGCCGACAATTTAGGTAGTATAAAGTTTGATATTAGTGGTTCAGACGGAAGAGTAAAAGTTATATCTTCATCAAACTTACCATTTTATAATGACGATATGTGGTCAGTAATGTTGACAAGAAAGTCATCATCAGTTCTACAACCCGAACACACAAGTGATTTTGTTGAATATACTTCGAGTTATGAGATAACTGCAAAACAATATGACTCAACAAGACAGAGAGTTATATATACAGAGAGTCAAAATATGGAGATTACTTCATCAACTTTAAATGGTCCATTCACTTCATCAGGAAATATTTACCTTGGTGGTAGTGGAAGTTCATTTGGTTCAAATCAATTCACAGGTTCAATTATGGAATATCGTGTGTGGTCAGAACCATTAAGTGAGAGTGTATTTGACAACCATACAAGAACACCAAAAGCATATAATGGAAATACCTACTCATCATCATATGAATCACTATTAGCTCGTTATGAACTAAATGATAATGTAAATTTACAAACTACACCAACTGCTTCAAATACGGCACACTTAAAAACATATGAAAATCATAGTGTGGATGTAAATGGATTTACGGGTAATTTCTTTAGAAGTATTGTAGACCAAGAGCAAATGAGAGTTCCAAAGATTGGTTCTACTCGTAGAAATGCAACCAAGATTAGAATTGAAAACAATACATTGACTTCACAACTTAATCCAGATGTATCAAAGGAAGTATCATCACAGGATTATGCACCGATAGATAGTGAAAAACTTGGAATATATTTATCACCAACTGATGTAGTGAATGAAGATATTATGTATTCATTAGCAGATTTTGACTTTGATGATTTTATCGGAGACCCAAGAGATGAGTTTGAATATTCTTACAGAACACTTGAACAAAAAAGACTTGAGTATTTTAAAAGATACTTTGGTTCAAATAGTTTTTGGGACTATATGAGAATACTAACATACTACGATAGTAGTGTATTTAGAACTTTAAAACAATTTATTCCAGCGAGAGCAAAACCACAATTCGGAACATTAATAGAACCAAATATATTGGAAAGAACAAAAGAAGTAATAGGAAAAAAACCTTCAATAACACAACCATATTATGAAAATGCAGGACAATTTGAACCAGGATTAGCTATAACAAGTCTTCCATCAGGTTCAGATAATGCTATTAAGTTGAGTGGAACTTTCCCATTATATAATAGTACACTTGTATTCAATACGGGTTCACGAGGAACCAATATAGCGACACTCGTAAAGATTAATCAGTTAAATCCAGACTCAGCAGAACCAGACACATATGCAACTGCAAGTGTAACGAGAGGTGGAACTGATATAGAATTTAAAGAAACCTTACAACCATTTGTAAGTGCTTC